TCGTCGTCGTTGTCATAATTTTCAAATCTAAATGCTACAATATCATCTGGAACTAAGTTCCCATTTACATCAAACATCTCAGGATGTTGTCTTGGTATCTCTCGATAATTCATCATGTATTCTCTGGATACCCATCCTGCTAGTATTCCTATCACTAATGATAAGAATGATACAGGTAGTGCGAGCACTAATACGATGTCTAAATCAGACATGTTACCTCTTGTACTTGACTTATTTATAGTAGTAATTTAATTATACTCGATTCTATGGTAAAAGTCAATCAAATTATTTTTTGTTCACGCAGATACTTAACTGCGTCAATACAACCACCTAAATTTTTATTATCTACAACCACTTGAGGAAAAGTAGAACCCTCACCAAACTGGTCATAAAATTCCTCTCTTGTGAAGTCTGTTCCTAGATCATAAACTCTATGTTGTAGTTTTGCTAACTGCATAACCTCTTTTATCTTGATGCAGTAAGGACATCCCTCTCTACTGTAAACAGTAAAATTCATATTTTTAGTAAAATTATATTTAGATTAGTCAAAAAAGAATATTTGAAATAGTCTTGAATCCGTCATACTCTGACCAAAGTATTGTGATGCAGCATGAATTGATTGAGCATCGAATATAAACAAACGGTTGAATACATTTCCTATACTATCGACCAGATCAAACTTTGTTGAATCATAATATCCACCTGTGAAGCACTCATCAATATTTCCATGCCTACTATTACGTATACCATTCTTATGTGCATATAGATTAGTTCCACATTGATATGGAGCATTTGGTGTTAAGTAAATCATCGCTGCCCAAGTTTGATAATCACAGTGATAAACTAAAGCATCTTCTGCGGTGCAATATTGAAATCTACCATTCATCCCATGATCTTCCCACTTAGTAATTTTGATTCCCATGATTCTTTCAAAGGACTCTTTAGTGCCTGGTGCAAAAAACTGCTCTTCAGTGCGAATGCCCTTATGATATTCTGGATTTGCTGAGAACTTTTGTTTGAGTGCAAACTCCCTTACAGCATGCGGATCTTTATAGAAATCATCAACAACCCATACTGTTTTATTAGATTTTACATTGATCGGTGATGGAATATATTTCATACTTGATTTGCTATCTGATGAAGTTGCTCACAATATTTACCTGAGTCATTATAATGTTCCATGTTCAAAAGAAAATTATACTCAGGGAAGGGTAACTTACGATCTGGACTCATCAATCTCTCTGTCTGCACCTTCATAGAATCAAAGTCACTTAGGTCTTTAAAACACTCTGCTTGAAGAACTATATGTTCGTTTCTTGCTGGAGCAAACTCCTCTGCTTTCATACCACAGTCAAGTGCCTTCTCATAATTACCACACAACTTAAACAGATCTCCCATAGCATACATTGCAAAGTAACCTAATTCATCTACACCACTTGCCTTTCCTGTCTCATGATAATTATGTCTAAAATTTATGTACTGTCCAAAATAGAATATAGATCTTCTAGCATATTCTTTTATATGATCCATACCTAAAGGATAATCTCCAAGTGTTGAATCGTAATAACTTTTTCCGATATACCAGAAATGATATGGATCTTCAAGAAGTTTGCCTGTTGGTACTTTTTGTTTCTCTAATTCAAGAGCATCAGTTAAAAATTTATTCATATCATCCCATGTCTCTCCGTCATTAGTAATGATATGTCTAAATCCACGATCTAATTGAAATCTTTGAAATACATCACCTCTCCCTTCAATGTATACACATTCATGTCTACGATCATGTTCAAATCTCCAAGGTATATTAGCATTCCACAACCACGTTCTATAGTATATGGAACCTGCACCAGTAGCGGTTACATTGAATGATTCAATATCCTTGTGGTCGAATATTGTCCAATCAAAATCATCATCGACCTCTAATTGTTCATCAGCATCCATCCTAAGAATCCAATCACATCCATGATTAGATTTAAGTGCAGTTTGTAAGGTGTGATCTCTATTAATACCAGGATAATCCCACTCGTGATTATAAGTGAAACCAGGTATATTTTTTTCTTTATAAAATTCTTCTATGATACTTTGTGTTTTATCAGATCCATTACATTGGATAACCCAATAATCAATATGCTTGTAAGAGGATTCAAGCATTCTTTTGATAACTCTTTCTTCGTTACCAACCATTGCATTCAAGCAGATTTTACAGTTCTTCATATCGAAAGTATACCAGGTAAACGTTTTTGATCTTTGATTGCAACCAACCATGCAGTTACAACAGGAATCTTGGGTTGCATCTCCCAAGTATCTAGACGGTAAGTTTGGAAGCGAATATCATGATTGCGAATGAATTGTGCTTTGTTGATGTCTGTATAATACCAAAAACTATGCTCGTTCCAGAAACTTACATGAGTTGGATCCTGCCATGCTCCACGACCATCAGTTGATGGAACTTCAATCATTGCCCATCCACCATGAGCAAGGACACGATGTATTTCTCTCATAGTTTTGATTGGATCACGAAGATGCTCTATAACATGACTAGCATTTAAAATTCCAACACTATTATCTTGAAGTGGAATGCCTTCATTTAAATCACAAGTAATGTCTGCACCCTCTTGATCTATAGTCAAATATCCTGGTCTAGGAAATAAACCACCACCCATATCAACCTTCAAAAGTCCACGTAGATTTGCATCTCTTTCAGCAAGTGCATATGCGTTTTCATTGAATAATCTTACAGTCTCAGTTTGTATTTTTTCATTTCTTTCTAACCAAGTATTATCTCCCGTGACTCTATAAATGTACAGTGGTTTCTTTACATGATGCATCTTAGTCACCATGTATGTTCTTATCATCAATTCGTGGTCATCACAGATACTCAGGTCTTCATTATGTCCACCTATCTGATGATAGATATCTTTTCTCCACGATCTAACATGATCTGGTGCGTACCATATAAATCCCAAACTATGACTTGAGGGTTCCCATGTTCTCATGGTAGTTAAAACTTTATCACGAAATTTATATGGATAATGAGTCCAACCATGATCTTCATTATATGGTACAAAAGTATCATCCCATATCGCAGCATCACTATAAGCAAACCCAACCTCTGGATCTTGATATGCTTTATTTAAAAGTTGAAGACACTTTGGATCTATCAAATCATCAGAGTCAACCTCAACTAAAACATCACCTGTTCCTTTATGAAAGGCATGATGTTTGTGATATCCTACATTCTTTGATGTGTTATCTGTCTCATATATTATGACTCTATCATCTTCTTCAAATTCTTTTGGTAAAAGATCTCTTTTAATATCGTTGTTCAACCAAAGAATCCACTCCCAGTTCGTGTATGTCTGTGCAAGAATACTATCATACAACTCCTGATGATAGGGAGTGTTTTTATGAGCAGGAGTAATTATACTAAATTTATGATTCATTCAAATACAATTATATAAAAGTATTATAGCACCTCCGTCAAGCTTTATCTATGTTAGTATTATGATGGTTTCGTTGGCCAAACTACATTTGTAAGTCTAAGGTGCTTAGATGCGACATTAATATCACCATCAAATGTTGGGTTAGGATATTTTGATGGAAGATCTCTAAGTTCCTGCCTATATGTTTTCCATGCTGTTTGTATAGATTCGGGAACATCAGGTGTTTGTGTCCAATCTGATTCTACCAGCATAGCATCTCTCTCCCTACGCAAAAATTTTAATGGAAATTCTGCTTCAATCTCTGCAATCTTATTATTAACTTCCGTTTCTGTTGGTTTTGGTATATCCTCAGAGTTCCATTGTAAATTATCGTATGTTTGTGCTCCATCCATACACCAACACGCATTTGGTGCAAGTTCAGATAATGCTTTGTGAATGCTCATCCCGAAACCTCCATTGCTGTAATAGTTGAAACTGTTCTTGTCGTTGTTGTAACTTGATCAGTATCATTATCTGATCTATTCAAAAATAATGTTGCAGATCCATTATCAGAATTATGTAATCTAACACCGTATGTAACAGCACTCGTTGTCGAAGGAGAATCTAAATAATTAAAATTTAATGGTTCTTCAACATTACTACTATCACTATCACCAGATCTCATAGTCATTCTTTGTCTACTACCAGCAGCATCACCTTGAACTATAATTGAACCATTTCTCACTAAAAATCCCTGCCACGCACCACAACAAACACCTCCCCAATATGAACTAGAACCATGTAGTGATATTAAAACTAAAACTTTACTATCACTTCTTGTTGGAGTGATTGCGACTTCTATCGCATTATTTGATCCAGTTGTATGTGCATTTAAACTTTCAGAGAAAACATCTGTTCTTACAGTTTGTTTTACTTGAATTATACCACCACCATTAAATGTGCCAGAGGTTAGTCCATCTCTTGGAACGATTCGATTGGTTCTTAATTCTGACATTATGCTGATATCTCCGTTAATGTAAGTGTTGAACGTAGTTTAGGAAAATTACTATTACTCTGACCACGAGAGAGTGAACGATTAATATATGTTGGATAACCTGAATTACTTGTCAGTCCTTTTATCCTATATGTAATTGCAGATGTTGTACCTGCTGTATCTAAATATGAATAATAGGTAGGATTACATTGATAATCATTTGATTGATCTTCAAAAGTACCTTGCCTTACCATTATACTAGATTTATCACTGTAACTACCTTGAGATGCTCCTGTAATTACATTAGTATCATTACCTTTAAATAAACCAATATGTCCATCGTGATAATTTTCATGATATGCAAAAATATTTAATTCTATTCTTATTTTACTCGTCGAAAATTTTGGTGTAATTGTCGCTGTAAAAATTTCTGTTGGTGAAGAAGAGTTTGTATTTGTAATTGTTGCTTCAGTAGTAGTAGCTGCTTCTACAACCTGTATAATACCACCCCCACCACCAGTGGGAACACCACTAGTTGGGATTATTTTATCAACTCTTAATTCTGATGCCATGATTTATGAAGGTTCAGTTGGCCAAGTAACCGATGTTAAATCTAAATCATAATCAGAGTTTAACTTAGGTGTTGCACTTGCAGGTAAATCTCTAAGTGCCTGACGATATGTTTTCCATGCATCTGTTATTGTTAAATCTGATGATGCTCTCCAATCTGTCTTTGCAATTCTTTTATCTCTTTCAAGACGCAATAATCTCATTGGCTCTGCTGTATCAAGT